TAAAATCATTGCTGCCATATTTAAAGGCTGCGCCATTCCACCAGAGGTGTGCAGGTTTGTAATGATGGCTATGTCAGGTATTTGTTCATAATCGCGCATACGCGGATCATCTATATCGCAGACGAAGAATAAATCTGATTGAGCGTCAGTATCTTTCCAAGCTTTAAGAAGCCTTGACGCGTTTTCTGGTCGTCCTCTTGTTGGTACAATGTAAACACTTTTCATTTTGTCCCTCTTCATCGTGTTCTTTTAAATGTTGGAATAACATCTTTCTTAATTCTCTTAAATCTGTTAGCACCTCCTCAGCAAAACCGTTTGAAACTGGACGGCTGTTTTTTTCAGCACGCGCAGCAAATATAGCAGCCACCCCAGATATCGTGGCAGCTGCTATAACGCCCAACTGTATGAAAAGACTATCCACGTCCCAATTGATCCTTAGGATTTACATAACGCAATAGAGGTGGAAGCACTGCTGCTAAAGCTGCGCTTGTTAAACCCTTAATTGTTAGATCGCCAGTGGCGAGGTAATAAGCAATGGCGGCGCTAAGTGCTGCGCGGCCCCAAGAAGCCGCCACCTGCTGCGCCGTCTTGATTTGCTTCTTCTGTTTTGCGGTTGTCATCAGTTTTCTCCAAACCTAATGCAGAGATTAATGTAGCTACTTGTGCGGAGTTTAATGCTATCTCAAAGTGCATTTCATCCTTGCGATATCTGTAGTCGCCGCCCCACTTTAAACCATACTTACGACAGAGCCTTCGTATGGTCTTGTCTTGTTCTTTGTTAAAGGTATTAACGGCCCCTAGAGGGTGCTTTGTAGCGTTTAAATCAATGGCCGTGCCACTGGCGTGATTAGAAATGACCGTCTGGGTTCCACGGACTTTGCGATAGCAATAGCCCCAGTCGTCCAACTGACCCTCATCTAAAGGTTCAACTAGGCGATGGAAGTCGGCGGCGAATGCTATAAGCAACGGCGCTACAGGCTCGGCAATACGAAGCTTTAAATCAGTGCCTGGTACGCGCTTGCGGATGATAGCTATCTCTTCAGAATCGGCTGAGGCTGGCCAACCGTTCGCGCTTTTCTCCATACAAGCATATTACTTCCTCAAGAAAGTTCTGTCACACTCTTGAGGAACTATCCCTCAAGATTATGCTAGAGGCCTAGGGCTGACTTAAGATCATCAACGCTCAAGCCAACGCTTGCCAATTTGTCGGCAACTGTTGGTTGTGGCTCAACATAATCTTTAGCTGCTTCCAATATGGCTTCTAGCGTTGGCTGTGGCTCAGGATTTTCCCATAGGGTTATTTCCTCACCGCTTACAACCCAACCAGAATCAAAGCCCAATGCAAGTAATCCATTAGTAATTGTTTTATGCGACATTATGCACCTATTTCCATTAAGACTATTGTACTCATTGAGTTAGTTCCAGCTGAACCGCCTTGAACATAAACAGCTGCATTATTATTTTTGCTTGCAAATTCCGTTTTATAAGTAGTCGCGCTAGTTGTTGCAGGCGAATCAACATACGCAACGGAAGAAGCGCCTACCCAATTAACAGTTGCTGCGGCATTAGAGGCAGCAATTCTCTCAAAATTAGAAATTACAGTTGCCCCTCGTAAAAGCCTCATATGTAATTGAGTGTCGTTTGTTTGTTTTCCAAGACCTGTTTGATTTGCTAAAACAAGAATTGTGCTAGTTGCAGAAGTAGGCGTAATAGTTGCGGTTAAAGTTGTATCTGCAAAACTTGAACTAGAACTGCTTGTTTCTGTCGTAGTGTTAGCACTTACTACCTGCAACACCTTGCCACCACTAGCAGGAGCAGCCCATTTCAACCCTGTGGTTTCCGCAGAATCCGCTACAAGTGTGTGGCCGTTTGTGCCTACGGCTAGGCGTCCCACAGTATTGTCTGCAGTACCGACTATTAGATCGCCCTTTGCGTCTATGAGAGACGCTGATATACCTGCTGCGTCGCCAAAGAATAAAGCGGCTGAATCGCTTACAAAGTAAAGCGTTCCTGCGCTGTATTGAGCAAGAGCTAACGAAGCTGAGGTATTTACGGTGGCGGTTCCTGCCGTTATTGTTGCAGTTCCAGCACCACGGTTTTGAATGATTAGCGTATCGCCAGCATCAAACTCACCGCTATTAACTGTGCAGGTCACCGATCCTGAAGTATTAAATTCTATGCGCGTGCCTTTATCTGCTGCCAGCAAGCTGTAGTTAGCGGTTTTAACACTTACGGTTTGATTAAAGTCATTTGCCTGCAACGAATTCTGTTGTGCGGCGGTCAGTACCTGACCAGTTGTAAAGGTTTGTTTTGCCATTGTTCTCCTTAGTAGGCTAGAGAATCCTCATCAAGCAAGCCGTCGACGCTAGAGTCTAGCACGAAGCCACTGGCGAAGGGTTGAGCGGTTGTGAACGTAGTCTGGAATGAATTAGGGGTTATGTCGTAGGCCACGCCAGTGATTACGGTGTCACTTGTGACCGTGCCGCCCTGTAATGTTTGTATAACTTCTATGGGGTCAAAGACATCCAGGTTTAAAGCAGCAATGACTCGCGCGCTATTTGATCCATCAAAGGCGTCCAACGTTAACGCTTCCATTCGTAGGTCTGCCCCTACCTCTTGGCGACTAGCTACAATCATCAGCGCCTGGTTTAATGCATCGGCATCGGTCTGAGCAATTGTGGTTTTATTACGGCTGTGTTTAAAATAGATATCAATACTGTCGACGTTGTTTACCGTCTGAGGCGTACCGCCTGTCCTAGTAACCGTGCAGCTATTGATTAGGCCAAAGTCACTAAGGTCAAAGGACACGCTTTGGTAGTTAATAGTGCCTCCAGCGCCTGTATCGCTAAAGACCGTGGCCGTGGCCCCAGAGGCGGCAATAATGTCGTTCCTACTTAGGAATGTGGCGTATCCCTGCTGGTTCATATAGAAAGCCCCCAGGTCGGTCGATTCGACCGTCTGACAGGCCGCCAGGGCCGTTCTAGTGGCCCCTGTGTCGGCTTGTACGGTCGTCGTGGCCGTGGTGGAAATAGATCTCATTCCCCCAGGCCATTCGGCCTCGTCCAATATGCTGGTTATACGTTCAGCCGTTGTTTGACCAGCCGTGCCGCCTGTAACGGTACTAATGCTAGCTAAATTGAGAAGCTGAAAACCATCGACGCAGTTAAGGTCTACGTAAGCAGGGTCAAAGCCTGTGGGACTTTGATACTTCCAAGACTGTACATACATAGAACCCAGCGCATATTCCACACCGTTATATTCGCCAATAAATCTAATCTTTCGCATCGGTAATATTTTGCCAAAGAGCGGACTAGAGGTGTTGGCAGGATTAAATAGTCCTGTTTCATCTACCAAACGCACTGCGGCATTGCCTGCGGTAAAACTATCTGAGGTGCGGTTATACGCACGCCTGACTGCTGCCCTAAGTACATATTGGCTCACGTCTACGATTTCAGAAGCGCTAGTACCTAGAACAGACTGGTCTAGAGGTGTAGAAGGATCGTCCAATACGAGGCTAGGGTCAAAATTTGCACCGTTGCTAAAATCGATGGTGCAGTTAAATACAGCTCCTGTTGTCATTATTCTGCCAGCAGTAGATTGTTACCTGAGCGTTGCGTAGCGTAAACGGCATCGGTGACAGCCGCTACTAGGTCGTTCTGAGCAACCACTGATCCCTGTACGTTTACATTTACAACCACTGGCTCGTTTCTGCCTGTATAGAAACCTTGCATTGCGGTGTATCTGTCTGCCGCTAATTGGTTTGTCAAAGTATTTTGAGAAGTGATTTCGTTAGCCATACCTTGATAACGCGCTCCTGATAAATAATTAGTTAATTGATTTTGAGCAGTTATCGTTCTGGCTTGTAATTCGTATCTGGCAGCAGCTAGTCCATTAGCGTCAAGTCCACTGGGTAGACCTGCAAGAAAATCCTCTGTCAGCGTATTTTGATTACTTATAATGTTACTTATAGTTTCAATGATGGCACCAGAGCCAGTGCCTGGAATCGTGGGAAAAGTTCCAACGCTGGTTCCTGTTCCTGTTCCAGGTTCTCCAGTGCCAGGTGATATTACAGCTCCTGGAATGAAATTACCGCCACCTGGTGATGCAGTTGAACTGCCACCTGGAGATGGAATATTAGGCACAGTAATTGTGGCACCAATGTTGATGCTGTACTTGCCCTCGATTATTTTTCTCAATTTTTCTAAAATATCATCTAGGTTATCGTTAAACTTAATATCTGGCTTAATCTTTGACGTTGCTTCTATGGCCGCCGTTAATGTTTTAATCGCCTCTTCTTCGGTTTGATACTCAGACTTTTTTAAAGCCGCCAACTCTAGGACTCTAGATTTGTCCTCAATTGATAAATCGCGTCGCAAGGCTGCGTTTAGATTGATGGCATCAATGTCGAACTTGTAGGAGATGCGGTTTCTAAGGCGTTCTAGTTCCGCAGCGCGTTTCTTATCCGCATCTGCCTTTTTCTGTATGTTAATAGTTTTCTTAACGTTCTTAGCATTTTCAGCTTCGACTTTTCTAATTTGCGCTTGCGCTCTTGTAGCTGCTCTAAGCCTTCCACCGTCTATGGCTGCAAGTTCTTTGTTTGTTTTGACTAGCGACTTTACAAAGGATGCAAAGTAACCCTGGTCTTCCTCAAATTCCTTTGTAACATCCTGAATGACCGACTGGTTAAAGGCGATGAGTTTTCCAGTTATGGTTCCGAGAGTAGCACCTAGATCAATAATGTTTTTCTGCAAGGTTTCAACGGATACATTGCTGGCTTCTATACCTTCGACCAGACTTTCGCCAAATGCCTCTTTCGCTTCCTCTACCGCTTCCTTTAGCCGATTGATTTTGCCTTCAAAGGTGTCGGCCGCTACTAAGGCCGAGCCACTAAATTTCTTTTCCAAATCGGCTAGTACTTCATCTAAATCTTTGCCTTCTAAAGTTGTAGAAGTAAAACCTATCTGCAATCTAGTCAAAGCCGATAGTTGACCTGCCTGGGCTCTTTGTAGAGCAACCGTTACTGTTCTTAAATCTTTACCTGTAGAAGCGCTTATATCTAAACTGAGCTTTAATAGTTTTTGAGCTTTTGTAACATCGTTGGTGGCTTGCGATAAAGTTATAAAGGCGTCAGTTAAAGCGCCACCAGTGACACCTGTAGCTAAAGCAAGGTCTCTTATAAAGTCGCTTATCTGCAACTGGGCAAAACCTAAATTCAAACTCTTAAGTTGTGTCCTAAGTTGGTTTGCTTCTTTTTGCGCGTCCTGAAAAGCCCTCACAGATTCTTTGCCAAATTTAACAACTGCAGCAACAGAAAAGACAGCCGCTAGTTGTTTACTTAAACCAGCGAGTACGCTTGATTGCTTCTTTGATGCTTTTTCAAGGTCTTTAAAACCTTTATCTTTAAGGCGCGTAAGAAAATCAATGGAGACTTGCTTTGCCATATCAGCTCCTCACGAATTTCAGCAAACGTTGGTCAATCACTTTGACTAACTCTTCGCGTACCTTATCGCCTGTTTGAGCCTCGGCCCTATAAATTAAACGTTTTGGTCGCCCTGCTACCTTTGGAAAGAAGGTTAGAAAATCCTCGCGAGCGTTAGGGTTGCGCGATCTATTAGTACCTCTCCTACGCTTGCCAGAACCTGCCAATTCATAAATGGCACCAGAGGCCGTGCTATTAATTAAAGATAAAACGCTGACAGCAACTTTGCTATAACCGACAGGAACGCGGCGCGTACTTTTACGTCTAACCACGATGCCTTTGCGAACTTCGCCAGGACGCCAAGTCCACCGTTGAGAGTCACGAGAACGATGCTCTGTATCGTCTACCCAAGCAGCGCTTTGATACGTTGGCTCCTGCGGAGTAAACACGTACCTGCTGTTATAACTGATGTCGTTGGGAACGAAGGACTGCGCCAATTTTGCCATAGGCAAAACCGCTTGCCTTAATCCTTTATCAAAGTCTTTTTTAAACTGTGGCCCCAGGGCTTGTAACTGCTTCATAAAGTCATCAAATTGGGTTATGACAAGGCTTGAATCTTTAGCCATTACCTTCTCCTCTTGACCGCCCTAGTGTTGCGCCTAGCGTCAGATTGCTCCGACAAAATAAATTTTATTGCCGCATATATATTGGGGTCGCAATTAAGAAGCTCATTTGGTGCGATGCCTGTAGCTACCGACACGGCTGCGACTTCCCATATATCGCCGCGTCGGTCTATCCATTTTTTAAGTCAAGAACGAACTCAACGTCTTTGTATTGATCTAAGAACGCATCGTCAAGAGGCAGCGTGGTTTCGCCTTTGGCAGTAATCAAATAGTGTGCGAACCACCATAGATCACTGTCACGTTGCTCGTCTAGTAGACGCTTACGCCATCCCATTTTAAAGTGACTTTCAAAGGCCACTTTGGCGGATGGCGTAAGGTCATACAGCGCCTCTTTGCCGTCTTTCTTAACTACCTTAATCTGTTGTGTAGCCATAACTGCCCCCTACTAATTAGATTACGCGGATGTCGACTTCGTGATGGCCGTAACAGGAAGTGTAATACTCGCTGTCATTGGAGCATCGATAGCGCCGTTGATTGGC